CATCAGCATTGTGGCCTTCTGTATAAGCATCATCAAGATCATTAGATAATGTTGGAGCGGTTTCTCCTTCTTCAACCTTGTCTTTTGTCTTGGCATCTGATGCCTGATTGAATCCACGTAGCTTGCTAAGGAACATAGCATAATTGATTACAGCACCTTTCTGCTTTGCAGTCATTGTGTCTGAACGAGTAGCATCCAAGACCGTTTTAGTCAAGTCTGCATTTGTTGTAACATCAATCTTGCTTTTGATCTCATCCCACTTGTCGCCAAACATCATCTGACCAAACTTGTCTGCCTTAGTAACCTGATGCTTGATATTGAAATACTTCACAGCATTGACAGCACCTACGGCAGTTCGAGGAGACTGCATGAAACCAACAGAATAGAACATTCCAAGACAAGTGTCAATCTGCTTTTCTCTCGCATCAGGATTTGTAATAACATTAAAGTCACTCCAGCTTCCATCTCCATCTCCCCATGCAGCATGAAGGGCAGTGCCAAACTCCTCCTCTGCAATCTCAGACATCACACCTTGTATTCCAGATTTGTTTGTTGCGTTGCTCAACCATTTATAGTATGCGTTATTGCCTATCTTTTCAAAGAAGGAAGACACCTTGGATAGCCCTAACTTTGACAACAACTTAGATGCTCCAGGAAGATACTCACCGAACATTTCCGAGAAATTTTCTATCGTAGCTGAACCAAGGCCATCCTTGATAGCCTTACCAAGACTGACACCTTCGTTGAACTTCAAATCGCCATTCTTATCTTGGGTCACACCTCCATTCTCGTTGTTCATTCCAACATAACGTTCTATCACGTTATTATATGTAGAACCAAGTTGGTTGGTAGCAGCCAATGCTGCACTACCAGCCATATCACCAAGTACACGACCAGTATTCTTAGTAAACCATTTACCAAGAGCACCGAGAGCCATTTTCTCTCCGACCTTTTCTCCTGCCTTAGTAAAGCCAGTTGTCATAACATTTCTCCATCCGCTTAACGCAAAGTCTGCCATAAATTTTAAGGAGCGACCGCTCACATCTCCATACTGATAAGCCTTTGTGCCATACTGCTGCTGTTTGGCAGCTTCTCCTTGTTGCTGCTGAATGGAACTGAGCATAACTTGTGCGGCATTTCCTGCATTGGAACCTTTCTTGATTGTTCCGTCTTCCATGCCTTTCTTTACTTGTAGCAGATTGCTTGCTACGGCTGCATCCATAACACCCTGAGAATATAGTTTCGGGTCAAGCATGGTATTGAACATCGCGCCGAAATAATTTGATACGTCATTCCACTTGTCTTTCCACCACCCAGCATTTTCGTTTCTCTGCTTTTGCTCCTTCAGCTCCTGAAGCAGAGTAGTACGAAGCATCTGATTATAGGCCTTGGCTGTATTGTAAGCACCATATTCTGCATCAGACAAGCGGTTCGCCTCATTACCTATGGCCGCATTGAACGATGATGGCGCAACGGCTCCACCCGATGCGACAAACGGAGAATCCTGCAAGTGCATAGACTCATTCAATTCCTTTGAACGCCTGTTCTGATTCTCGTCAAGCCACTCTTGTCTTCTCTCCATTTGTCGCATCGCAACGTCTGTGTCGGACAAACCTGGGTCTGCCTTATCCAACTCAGAAGGGACCAGACCCATATCTACGGCCTTGTTCCACTCTTCCCCATACTTATCCAGTATAGCCTGTCTCTGCTCTGCATCACTCCGTGTATAAGCATTCTCATTGTCAGAAGTTACGTATGCGCCAGCCTTTCCAGTCTCAGGGTTGTAAGCGAACTCGTCCTTAACTACATCGTTAGCATCACCACCGAAAGGAGTCAGGTGTGTACCTAAGTTCACGCGGCCAAAATCCTTCTGCTGTTTCTGCTTGCGTTGTTTCAGTCTGTTGTATCTGCCAGCATTGTTAGTTATCTGCTTTGCACTTTCCGATATAGCTGCCGCTCCAGACAAAAAACGTGCACGGTCGGCAGTACTCATAGGTACACTACCGCCCTTTGCTCTTGATGATGTCTTGCTACGAGGCTCGAATAGCGCAGTGTAGAAACGCTCATAGGTATCAGGAACATCAAAGTTCTGAGCCTTCAAGTTCTCGTAGATAGCGTGTCTGTTGTCCGCACCGCTCTTTCCGTCTCTTGTCAGGGCACTCTCAAATTTATTGTAATCGTTAGGCACATCAAAGTTCTGCGCTTTCAGATTCTTATATAAAGTGTATAATGGTCTTTCTGCCATGATATATGTATATTATTAATTAACACTACCAGTTCACACCAGTCTTCTTCTTACCGCCTTTGTTGGTTGATGGTGTATGACTATTCTTAGTCTTTCCGTGCTTACGCTGATAGGCTATCTTCTGAGCCTTCTTTCCAGCCGCAGTCTTCGGTGAGTAACCCATCTTCTTCACTTCTCTTGCAGCCTCAGCCATACCCTCAGGATCTTTCTCCATCAAATCCATATACTCATCTACCTCTCCTGAATAGGAACCAGTTCTTGAACCGCCACTACCCGACTTGTTGGCACGGAAACGACCAGTCTCAGCATTCATTCGCTGAATAGCCTCCTGTGCTTGCCAGTGAGAAATCTGACCATCAGCCAGGGCTTTCCTGATAGACAAAATTGCCTTCTTGTAATCAGCATCAGTCTGATACTTCATCTTCGACAAGTCAAGCCTTCTGTTGCCCTGATCAATTCTCTGCTGTCCTTGTTCAGCCTTTGTCTTGTTGTTTTCGTTCTGCATATCGTGATACCTCATCTGCTCCGCAATAGTAAGGTCGTTCTTTCGAGCTTCCTCATCAAGAGCGAGTGCCCTCTGATACCCAGCAAGCCATGATGCCCGATTCTTCTCTCTCTGAGCATCCATATATGCCTTGCGTTTATTCACCTCCTTAGTCATATCCGACTCAGGATTGTGTACCACCTTTGCACCTTTAGTAGCGAAGTAGATATTGCTGAGCGCACGAAGACCGTCACCGATTGCAGCGATACGAGCCTTCGTGCGTTCCTTCTTCTCCCTTCTCTCCTTCTGTTCTGCTGTCTCCTCTTGCTCAGGATTCAGCATCTTATACATATCCGCATAAGATAACTGCTTAGGCTGAGGTTTCGGATTCTCCTTCTTGACGATAGGGACAGATGGTTTATCTTCCTCATCGCTTGGGACACCCTGATTCACGTCCACCCCATTAGCGATGGCTTGTTGTGTGGCGATAGTCTTATCCCTGGCAGCCTTCATAGCCCCATCGGTGGGAGTGGCAGCGTTCATCTGGTCAATCTTCTTGCCAGCCGCATCAAGTTGCTGCTGGGTGAATACTGGAGCCTGGGTCTGTGCTACCTTCTGTGCTGCATCCACCCCACTCTGCTGCTTGTTGAGTACACTCTGTGTAGTCTTCAAGCCGTTATTTTGTCGTAACATATCTGATGCTTTCATAGGCTATGCTTTTATTTTTTTCAGATCGTCCTCAGACGGTAGTCCAATAGTCTTCGCCTCGTCAGGTTCCTTTGCAATTCCATTCGTCTGCTGAGTCAAATTCATATTCTGAGCTTTCTTTGCTCCACCCATACCAGCATCAAGTGTTGCAGCGATATTAGCGGCAGTACCAGCCACTCCTGCTACGACATTGGCCGTATCAGCCGACTTCTCTGCTTCCATCTGCATCTGCTGTCCTTGAATAGAACGCTTATTCTTCTGATACTGCTGCTCGATAGCATCCTTGCGAGCTTCGTTAGCAGCGACAATCTGTGAAGTGGTATCAGCAAGAGTCTTGTTATTCGCCTCCTTTACCGCAGTAGTGGAGTCTTCTGTACCGCCCATTACGGCCTGTCTGCCCTTAGCTGCTCTGTTTCTGTTCTTAATCTGCTCCTGCATCTGAGTGAGCAATCTTACTGTGTCGGCACGTTTGGTGGGATCTTCGTTATATCTCCTGTCATACCATGCCTGATTTTCTCTCTGTTGCTGGGCTAACATCTGTTCCTGCTTACGTCTCGCATTGCGGTTAGCTATACCGCCAGCGATACTGCTTGCAAGTCCAAGCCCAGCACCTATTAATGCGCCTATCATATATATGAAATTATAAATTATTAATAATGATACAAAGATAATCACACCTTATATAATAGTAATCTTATCTATTAATTAAGGCGCCTGCAATTCCACAAAGTTAATGGATAAGGTTTGCGCATATCAGGATATAGCTAAATTTGCAGTCAAATAGTTAAAAAAATGGCAGCAGACAGAAATACTAAAGGTCAGTTCG